AAACTTTCTAAAACCATTTATTCTTCTATATCCACCTTCAATATCAGGTTCAAAGTTTAATAACTCTAATGCCTGTCCGGGTTGCATAATAAATGTAGAACGACTTTTAACAAGCCCACCTTCACACACAAATGCTGAAGGATTTACTTGGTCTTGGGCTGCCATATTAGACTACCCTAAAAGATATATCAGATGTACTAGAATATCCTGTTTTAGGTATATATGTTGACCTTATATATTCAAACCTATTAATTAATAGAGTTTGCATGTTTTTAATGCCTTGTTCAAATCTTTGCATATTTAATTGATACTGTTGTGTTTCTCCTCTGTATTGATACACAAAAGCTGTAGCACCATCTGCTATAATAGGTGCAAATCTATCAGGTATAGATGTTGTATCACTATGTGCTGACATATCAGTAGGAAACGTAAAATAATCGTATTTAATAGTAAAAGATTTTGTTGGAAAAGGGTAAAGAATATAATTGTTGTCAGGTGTTCTAGTTACAAATTGTGGCACACCACCTCCATCAAACTGTGCTACTTGAACTCCACTATCGTGGGCAGATGCTGTTGTTCCATTAGCACCTCTTGTTGCTCCTGTAAATGTTGTAGATGAACCTATTGCTGTATAGGTTATCTGTTCATTGCCTACATATAATGTACCTGCACTATCAAATCCTGTTGTACTTACAACAGTAATTGTAGTAACGGAATCTGTATGAGATGTACTTAATGTTGTTGTTTCTATTTCGTCTTCTTGTGTTATGTAACTATTTAGATAATCATTATAATTTAATATTCCTAATCTACCACCATTAGTTGATAAATCACTATCTTTGACTATTCTAAAAGTATTATAATCTACAGTTTTAGCTGTAGTTGGAATTGAGTATTTAAATGTTCCTGCAACTAATGTCTCTGTATCTGTTGCATGGTTAAAAGGATATTGAAACTCCTTTTGATTTATATATCGAATAGCTTCATTGACTGCATTTTGACATTGTATTTGAATACCTCTAGCAGACGAAAAGTTAGCAGATGTTAGTGCTACCTCATTTAGTCGTGCTATTACTCTATTTGTATGTGTAAGAAAACTTTCAGCCATGTCCTATCCTAAATGTAATATAAGAGGGCAAGTTGCCCTGCCCTCCTAATATATAGTTGAGTTACGCTAGTGTATCTCTGTCTACTTCATCAGCAGCCATTGTACCAACGTCATCAATGTCCATGCAAATAGCAAACAATCGGAGTTTACCCCCTGTTGTTGTGCCTGTCATTGCTTGAATTTCAATGTCAATAGTATCGGAAGTGCCACCAATAATAACTGGAGCATAAGCTGCAGGAGTAGGAGCATAATCACCTACACTTGCACCATCAAAGTCAAAACCATCAACAAAGTTGTCGAGGTCTCCACCTGTTATGCCAAAGTCAAAGTCAGTATCACTAGAAGTACCTGCATGTGCTTCTGTAACTTCAAAACCTGCATGAAGTATAACAGTATTCGCAGGAATAGTTAATCCCGGAATAACATCATTTGCTGCAAGAGCAGTTCCCTTGTCTGTAACAGCAGTCGCAAAGTTAAGTTCATGCTGAATAAAATAAGGTTGTCTACCTCTAGAACCCATACCTCTAGCAACTGAAGTTGTATTATCGCCTAATGCCATATTAAATTCTCCTTTACGCTAAGTGGTATTTAGCCCTGACGAGGGCTTCAGGTCTTAATATCTTTCGACCATACAAATGCATACCTCTGACAATATCAGCAAAAGAATCAGGGTCTCTATAAGTCTCTGTTTTGTTGATTTGTTCAGCAGTAGCCACAGCAGAACTATGTCCTGCCACAATCACACCATAGTTTGTTGAACTGTTTGTGCCTGTATTTGAAGGTCCTGTTCCAACAGCAGGTAGATTGTTAGATTGGTATACTTTAAAACCGTGTAGGTTATTAAGGATTAGACCATTCTGAAGACCATTTCCACCGAAATCGGCATCAAATAATCTTGAGTCTTCGTCTTTTAAAACCTCAATAAATACAGGGTCTAAAACTAACCATCTTCCGTTAGTATCTACGTTTTGTTGGTCAAGTAATCTTGACATACGAGCAATAACTGTTAATGGGTGTCTATCACCAGCAGCAGGAGTAGCAGTTGTTGCTCCACCTGTTCTAGGTGTGATAGCAACAGCATCACCTGATGACCCACCGAAATCAAGAGCATCAATTAACATTGTTGTCAATAATTCGTCTGAACCAGCAGTTGAAACAGCTTTTGCACCATTTACAGTTGAGTTTGCAGTATCAGCAGTACCATGTATAGCTGACTGTTTAAAGCCTGACAAATAACCAAGAACGTCTTGGTCAAATTGGTCGGCTAGTCTATATGCAGCACGGTCTGAAGCTAACTGTTGAAAGTTAACATGACTGTGTGCTTCTTCAATATCATCAACCTTAAATGCAAAGTAATTAGCTTTGTCGATTGTTAGGCTGAACTCTTCATCGTCAAGGTCTTGTGGTGTAATAGTTGTGCCACGAGAATAAGCCTTAACTGTAATTTCAGGTTCTTTAATAACCTTAACGGAATCACCCATGTTAGCAATTTCTCCAAAGTAATCAGAATTAGTGATTGCTTCAGTGATAGATGACTTGCGAAATGCAAGTTGCACCTGTTTGCTATAAATAACTGGGCTAAAATTACCGTTAGGAAGGTTACCATAACCTGCCGCAGTAGAAAATGCCATTTTATATCTCCTATATTTTAAGCATAGTATACAGATGCGAACATACAAACGTCATAACAGGGCTGACTTACGTTAGGTGCAAATTGTACAGGTTGTACATTACTGTAGTCTTTGGGCTAAGTTTATCAGGTATTCTTTAAAACTTTTTGTTGTTTGCGAGATTTATAAGTATAGGTATTCACGGATTTGTGGGCTATACTTATATTATATATTATAGTTATACTCATAAATTACTGTTTGTCAACAGTTTCTTTTGGAACTTCAACAAAACTAAAATTTACGCTAAAGGAACGTCTTTCTCCTTTAGTTTTAAATGGATAAACACAGTGAAACAATTCTGCAGGAAATACATAAAAATCTCCTACCTGTGGTTTAACCATAAAATTTGTTTGGCTATATCCTGATGGTGTGCCATGAGCAAACTGTATATGCCCATTAGCAGGATGATGGTCTTTGTAATCTTCTTCCCATTCTTTTTCAATACCATCAGGTAATCCTAAATATCCAACGCAAGACATTCTAGCACCTGTGTGGATATGTAATGGATTGTATTCATTTTCAAATTGTCTTACAAACCATCCTGAAACAATTTGTATTCCATAATTAAAACTTTCAGTATCTAACTTTTGTGTACCAAAGGAATGTCTATATTCAACATAGTTATGTAGTCTTGCTATAAACTGTGAACACTCGTCTAACCATAGTTGTTCTATTTCTTTAGTAAACTTTAGTTCTTGTTTTACTTTACCTACTAAGTTATCTGACCAATCTTCTAAGTCAGGACTCATTAACTTATTCATTTTTGTTACAAAAGAAGGTGTCATTTTTTTGTATCCCATTACAGGACCAAAAGGTGCTAAGTATTCTTCATCCTTTTTAGGAATATATAATTTACTGTGATGTGCCATATCTATTCCTATCTCGCTGAACCAGATAAGTCATAGATAAATTTACCACTTCTTATAGCTTCCATAATTTCTTCAGACCTTTTTTCATACTCTTGTGCAGACATCTTATCTACCTGAGATTCTTTTAAATAAGATTTAGTACTATCTGTTTGAGGTTCTGACCTGTTAGATTTACTTTTTACAGCTTTGGCAGCTTCTTTATTATCAGACTTAGGCTTATCTTCTTTTACTAAACCTTTGTCATTCTTATATAAATCTATTGCTCTTGCAGCCGACCTTGCATCATTATCATTTTCATACAAAGCATCTTGTACCCATTTAGGTTGTTCATCTGCCCATTCATGAAAAGCATCTGTATCTCTAATTGTATCAAAATCAGGATGTATTTTTAGTAATTCTGCTTCGGCTTTTTCTCTTGCAGCTGTAGCACTTAATTCATCTATACTTTTCATACGTTGTTCTAAAGCAACAGATTGTTCTTTAGCTTTTTTCATTGCGATAGTTTCTACAATCGCTGCAACGTCAGGGTATTCTTTTGCCCATGTTTCAATATCTTCATCCGACTTAGGCAACTTCATTTCTTTTTTAGTTGCTTTATCTAATTGACCTTTTATCTCATCAATTTGTTTCTGGAACTCTCTTTCTTTTTCTTGAGAGTGTCTTCTTAAATCACCATATCTTTTCTTAAAAGTTTTTTCTTCAGCAGATACAGGTTCTATTTCTTCAGGTTCTACTGTAGTAGACTCTGCATCTTTTTTTTGTTCTTTTATTAACTGACTTAATTCTTCTTCATCTTTTTTACGTTTGTCTTCTTGTGAATAGGGTTTACTCACAAATGCAACTTTTTTAGGTGTTGCTTCCTTTGTCATAGCTTCTGACATTTTCTTCTCCTCTAGGGGTTATCGTAGCCAATTAGTTGGGGGATAAGTAGCCATCTACGTGAATTGTTATCTTGAAGCCAATCCACCACGCTTCATATTCTTTATAGTAGGTTTAGTCATTAGACCACCTTTTGCTCTTCTAATACCTGTTCTTCTTTCAAAAGGGTCAGCACGATTAATATCTTTTTCTCTTAATGCTGTTCCCCTAATTCCTTGCTCTCGCTGTGCTCTTTCCCTAGCATCTCTATCTGCTTTATCTTGTTCTCTTTGTGCTATAGCATTTAATCTTGCTGTTTCTACAGCCCTTCTTTTTGTTTCTGCTTCTGCATCAGCTTTAGCTTTTGCTTGTTGTTGTTTTCTATACTCGGCTTCTAAATTAGGTTCAGGTTCATCTTTTTGAACATTGACTATTTTAGTTTTTTGTCCTGAACCTGTTAAATCTCCAACTAAGCCTGACCCACCTGAAGATATAATCGTTCCACCACCTTCTTTTTCAAACTGCATATCGTCTGTTGTTTTATTACGTACATATTTACCTTTATATGCTTTTCCGTTAGATACTAGATAACCATCACCCTCTCGTACAGGGGGTGCTTGATTTGTACCACTTATATTATATTTAGATAAATCACTAGCAAACTCATTATATAATTCTAGTCCTTTACCTGTACCATAATTTTGTTCATTAAAACCTGCTTCTGTTGCATAGTTATTATACTTCATTTTGTTATCACTTGTCAACCCATGATATTCCATAGGACTCAAAGGTCCACCAAACCACCCTGTTTTAGCTGCAGCTTTAAGTGAGTTAACCTGTTCTGTAATTGTTCTATATACAGTGTGTCCATTTTCATCACGCATTGCTCCACCATACTTGTGTAAGTCTGATATATTATCTGCAACAGCAAAACTATTATTAAATGTACCTTTTGTATTTACGTCTGTATCACCTACGTTTGTTCCTACATTGCCTGTTTTATAAACTCCGGCATAACCTTTTGTGTTAAACCCACCTCTTTTTCTATCTTCAAAAGCAAATGGGTCTTCTTGTTGCCCTAACTGTCCACCTATCTTACTACCAATCATGCTACCTATAGGTCCAAAAATACTACCTATTGCTCCCCCTGCAAGTGAACCTAGATTTAAATTACCTAAACTAAAACTACCTGTACCTGCTACCTGTGATACAGATGGTCTATCTTTATCTTCTTTTGTAACTTGTGTAGTTGGAACAAGAACATCTTTTACAACATCAGGTGCTTCAACTCCTGCTTCTTCAATAGGCACAAAACCTGCAGGTATCGGATACACAGGTTTGCCATTTACAAATGTAAAAGATTTTGTTTCACCTGTTTCTGTATTTTTATACTGTCTTTGTTCTGCTACAGGCAACTGACCAAACTCTGTTCCACCCATCGTATCTTTAAATGTTCTAGGTGCTGTCGTAGATGTTGTTGGTGTATCAACTGTAGGTGTCTGCACAGTAGGTGTTTGTACTGTCGGTGTTTGTACCTGTTGTCCTTGTGGTCTTGTTGTTTGAAATACAGATTGTTGTTTTTGTAATTGTGCAGGGTCTTGTATATTTACACCTGCTACACCACCTGTATTAGCCATGAAAGGTGTATCATCAGGTAATGTAGCTTCATCTGAATTACCCATTTGACCCATAGCTTCCATCTTACCTAAACCTTGTTTAGCTTGGTCACGTAAGCCCATAATCTTTTCTAAACCATGATACCTAACTACATCAGAAGGTAGTACAAATTCTCCTTCACTTAACTGTGCAGGTATGTCATCTCTAACTTCTTTTTTGGTTGAACCTACAGGAACTTTATTTCCTGATACAGGGTCTTTTGTACCCCCTTGGTCTTTCATTCCACCAAATAGTTCTAATTGTTGGGATTCTAAATTTTTCTTTTGCATTGTTGGTACTCCACCTTTGTTCATTTCTACATTTTCTTCAACTAACTTAACATCTTTTGGTCTAATAATTATTTCATCTTCACCCATTTCCCTACGTAAATCTGTTGATGCAAGTATATCTTTCTTTTTTACTTTATACGCTTGTAAAGGTTGTGCACCCATTCTTTCGTACCAAGGTAAATTAAGTTCAGGATTGTATTTAGGGTCTAAAGTAAAAGATAAGGGTTCTTCTAAAGGGTCAAAACCTTTCTTTTTAATGTTTGTAGGGTCTAAATTTCCTGAACGATAAACAGTTATTTCATCAGGATATGATGCTAATTTTTTTTGAGTTAAATCATATATATTTTTTTTTATTTTATTTAATCTACTTTCTGATATATTTTTATAAAAACCGTATGGTTTTGTTCCACCAAAAGTATCACTATAAAGTATTTCAGAAACTGTTTCTATAGCATCATTAGTTTCATTACTAAATATATTTTTATAGGTAGCAGACATAGGTTTATCTACCATAGAAATTTTTCCTAATAATTTTTTTGTTGTTGCATCTAAATTTTTTATATCTACTGCTTTTAAGGCAGGAAGTGTTTTTCTTGCATCAGGTAGACTTTGTTCTTCAACATTCTCAGCACGTTTTCTAGATTCATCTATACTAGAGTATGCAGGTGCAGTTCTTGAATATTGTCCTTCTACATCACCAGTAATATCAAGGTTGCCTTCTCTAATTAAAACTGGGTCAACTTTTTTTTCAGCAATATTACTAAAATCTAATTCTTCTGGATTATTCATTATTCTTGAAAGTTTTATATCACCAGCTAAATCTCTTGTTGCTAGAGGACTTACTTTTTTTAAAGTATTTAATATTTCTTCACGAGAAAAACCTTGATTTTTTAACATTGTAGAAAATCTATCTCTTGCTTGTACTGTTCTCGCTTCTAACTCTCCTAAAGTATTATAATATTTAGTTTCTGCAATATTGTCTACTTTATTAAAAAAATTTTCTTTGATGGCTAATTCTACCATCTTTTTAGTATTTTTAGGTACATTCGTTTTTTTAGCAAAGCTAGTTTCATTAACCATTTTAGTTACTAAAGCATCCCAATCTATGCCATCCATATAATCAACACCGTTTGGTTCTGAATCTGCCCATAGCTTCTCTAAATTTAATTTTTTTGCCTTTTTTGAATTAGTATCTATTTGAGTAGCAACTTTTCTAACAAGGTTAATTTGTGTTTTTACAGCACTATCTGACATGCCTTTCTTTAAAAGTTTTTTATACTCGTTAAAGAAATAATTTTTTTTAAAAAAGGGTTTTGTAAAGTCAGATTCTGCAAAAGCATCTGTGTAATAATTTATTACACCTGACCCACTTTCAAAGCCCTCTCTACTTTGCACTGCATGTTGTACTTCATGTAATATACTACTCTTAATTTTTTCTGGTTTTTCTAAAAGAAGTTTAGGATTTAATTTTATAGTATCTGACTTACGTGAATAAGAAGCACGACCTGTAGTTGGTGTAATTTCTATAGGTATATCTTTTATAGATTGATACTCTCTTCTTGTTGTAAAAGAAAGTGGTCTAGCTGTAATTTGCTTTCCATACGCTGCGTATAACATGTCGTGATTAAGTAGTTCACCTAGCGTTGTTTTTTTTATTTCTTCTGGAAGCCCATCAAAATCGGAAGATAAAAAACCCTCTGACATTTTTCCTGAGGATATATCATAACCATTAAAATCAAAGTCCTCAAGTATTTCACCTACTTTATCTGTATTAAGACTAGAATCTACATCTGGTATCTCAAAACGTATTTGAGTAACTGCCGAACCATCTATAGTTTTACCTGTTCTTCCAACGTACACACCTGTTTCAGCATATCTTTTCCTTTGTAAAAGTTCTGCAACAACATCTTTATTTTGTTGTAGCATTTCCGTATCAGTAATTTTTTCTGCTGCATCTAAATCTTTTAATAGTTCAGGATTTTTTACAAATATATGTCTTCTAATAAAAGATAATTCATCAGGACTTAAAATTTGTTTTATCTCATCAAATTTATTATTTTCTAAAAGAGCATTGTGACTAGACTGTATGTTAGCATACTCTAACGCTTTCGCTGCAGATAATTTTTGTGCATCAGGTTTGCCTTTTTCAGAACGATATATTTCTCCAAATAATCCTTCAGGTTGTTTAATAGAGTCTTGATACTTAGGGTCTTTGCTCAACTCATCAATACCTATGCGACCACCTATAAGTTCACTTACCTGACCACCTTTAGGTTGTTTAGGTATGGGCATAGCAATACCTTCAGGTGTAACAGCTTGTGGTTGAAATGCTTGTTTAGTTTGTTCTGCTACATCTTTTACAGCTTTTGTTGCAGTTTTAACACCTGAAATACCTGCCTTTGCTAATCCACCAAGTGATACAAGTTCACCCACCATTTGATTAACATCTGATGCATCAGATTTTATGCCTGTTAATTCTGTAAATCCTTTATCAAAAGCATCTCTACCATATTTTTCTTGTATTTCATTTAGTTTAGGTTGTACAGCTTTAGCTAAGACATTGCCTGTATAATCTGCAGATAAATCATTTGCTAGATTAGCTAAGTCTAATATATCAGAAGGTAGTCCTAATGTTCCTGTAACAGGTCCTACAGCAAGACTTGTAAGACCTTCTTTTATTTCTTCTTTACTTCTAAATTCAGGTAAACCCAATCGTTTATATAAAGGACTGCCGTAAAAACCTTGTTCTGTTTGCTCTTTTAAACTAGCCATTCACTTCATCTCTTAATAACTTTAATCTACGCAATACAGCAATCGCACCTTGCGACCTGTGCATTAATACAGCATTCTCTGTCTGTTCCATAGCCCTATGTTGTTGAGTAATTAACTCGTCTAGGTAACTATTGAACGACTGGAGTTGCTTGTGGTTGTTGACCAACGGCTTGAGTTGGCTGAGTATTTGCTTGTCCACCTTGTTGAGGTACTCCTGTAAATCCTTGCTCACCCGGAACTGGTGCTTGACCTGTTCCTATTGTTCCACCACCTGCACCTGTTGGGTCTGCAGGATTAGCACCTGCTACAGGGGGTTGTTGTCCTTCTTGTGGCTGTTGAAAGCCTTTCATAATTTCTGCTTGTAGTGTAGCTTCATCCATATTATTTGTTACTTTGTCAGGGTCTAAGTCTAATGCCTTTGCAATCTCACGAATAATATACTGAAACTTAGCAAATGGTGCAAGAGCAGGACTTGCTGCAACTTGCATAAACTGCATAAGTCTTTGAGACCTAACTTCGTTAGCCATAAGACTTTCAGTTCCTCTTGCTTTAACTTCTAAATCACCTTTTATTTTAGGGTCATAATCAAACTGCATGTTAAAACGAAACATACCTTTACCAAGAGGTGCTAATAAATAATCATCTACGTTTTTAATAACCGTCTTTACACTGCCACTAGCAGCGTTCATAAGCATGGAAATACCTGAAGCAGTCCTACCTACCCCTGTAACACCTGTTTGCCCATGTGAGAACGATGGTAGACCTGTTGCTTCGTCTGTTAATTGTCTAGCTTTATCAAATAACTGCATATTCTCATTTGATACGTTTGGAAACTTTGTACCAAAGATAGCTTGTCCCGGAGCACCACCCTGCCTTCTAAATATTTTTCCGGGATATACAGATAAATCCTGTCCCGGAACTAGGTTAGTTTCATCTACCTCTATAAGTAAATTACCTGATAGCACAGCATTGTCAACAGCCATTCTCATAAAACCATTCATAAGAGTTTGTGTATCATCCATGTTCTCAGCTAAACCTACACCAAAGAAAGAGTATGGGTTAAGTTCATATGGTGATGCCATGTAAGGTATAGAAGCAGGTTTAAATGGATTGATTACTACTCTTAACAATCTACCATTACAAATCCATATATTACATTGAACTTCATCAAAGTCTTGCATTTCTTTTGGTATCTCTACACCATCATCTAGAAGCATTTGCATATCTACAACACCCCAATACTCTAATACTTCAAATCTTTCGATAGTATATTCAGGTGCATAGTCAGACAAATCATCTTCCCAATGTTTCTTTATATAGTTTTCACCTTCTAGTATAGCTTCTTCTATAACTTGGTCTCTAAAGTAAGGTCTTCTTTTTAAGCCACGTAATTCAGAACGAGACATTTTATGACGTTCTACAACGTAAGTAGCTTCTTCCATATTCCTTGCATCAGGGTCAGGATAGAAGTTCCACAAAGATACATTATTTATTTGAGGTACAGTTTTAAATACAGGATTATAATTACCATTATCATCCCAATTAGGATATTCTTTATCAACTGCAAAAGGTCCTTTCATTACACCTGTACCAAATAATGCCATTTCAAATGCTGTACTACGTAAATGTTTATTAGCATTTGATTCTTCTAGTTGGTCAGTAATTTTCTTTTCCATAGATTTAGCAGCAATCATTGCAGGACTAAATGTTACGGATGTAGGTGTTTTTCCTACACCTTCTTTTAATCCTTCTACATCCTTTAATTTATCTTCTACAGGACCTAACTTTTCTTCTAAACTTTTTGCTGTTGCACCTGCAGGTAATTCTTTACCATCTCCTTCAAACCCATATGGAGAAGATATGTCATCTTGTCTTCTAAGTTGTTCAGGTTCTTTTGGGTCAAAACTAACATCACCTACAACACCATCAGGTAATTCTGTAGGTTCAATACTAATAGGAAATTTATTACCACCAAATAGTACATCAACAATCTGACCATAAGCTGCAAGAGTTTTTGTCTTTGTTATCTTTATAAATACTCTAGATTTTTCTGCTTCAGTAAACTGTACGTCAGGACCATACAAACCTCTGTAGTTTCTGTATGCTCTTGTCCATCTATCTTCGTCTTGCTCTCTGTAGTCTTCTGCTTTTTTAAACTGACCCTGAACATATCCAACTAGATTTCCTACGTCAACATCTTGCGTTTCTGAGTCCGATGTATCTTCTAAAGATATAGCATCTTCTTCCATTAATAATTCATTGTCTTCAGCCATAATGTTTCCTTAATATCCAAATGTTGCATCTGCAACTTTCATACCTGATGATGGTCTTCCATGTGGGTCATAATCAAATATACTAAATCTTGGTCTAGTCATAACCCCATATCTTAAAGCATCATACAAATGGTCTTCTGCTTTTGTATCTACATCTTCAGGATTTTTTTTATCTAAAGGTATAGAAGGTAATTGTGCTACTATATTTGTACAAGTGTTAAAAAATATTAGTCTAGGTTCTTCTGTAAACTCATCAACTTGTAATCTTCTATGTATTTCGTTTTTACCTGATACACGAGAACCTTTACTTCTATCTGATGGTCTCCATCTACAACCTTTCATTATCATCTGCTCTGCTAATGAAGGTCCTGTATCACCTCTTTTATGCCATAAACTAGAGTCTAATACTCCATACTTTATATTACCATCTTCTGATTCTAAATCTAGAACCATATCTGCTAAATCCGTCGCAAGAACCTTTGACACGTATAGTTCACGATAAACAATAAGTTGTTCACTAGGTGCGACAGCAATCCATAAAACCCCTGAATAACTCCCATAACCATAGTCACAAGCCCTAAACTTAACCCAATTACTAGGGATATGAAAAGGTTCAACCACATGTATATCCCTATTAAACTCGGTAAAAGCAGCACCCTCTTTAATATCCCAATCGCCTTCAAGTAACTGTCTCCTTTGTTGCTCTGGTAAAGAGAGAAGCATTGCTTCGTAGTCTCCTGACTCAGAGAGGTATGGATTATCTGATAGTCTTGCAGGAATAAATCTCCTCTTGAATAAAGATTTCCCAGCTTTAGGATGTCCTGCTGGATACTTGAGGGCTTCTCCTGTTTCAATGTCTGTTGCATCAAATGACTTTCCATATGGAGCAGGGTCAATAAACATCTTCTTAACCCACATATGTCCTATACCACCGGGGTTTGTTGTTGCCCTCATATAAATTGGTAAATCTTTTGCTGTAGAACGTAATCTAGAACGCATATAGTTCCAAGCAAATGGACTTGCCCATTGTGTTAATTCGTCAAAGCCTATCCAACTAAATGCTAAACCCTGATAACGCATGACATCTTCATCTCTATCAAGATAAGACATCCATAGTCTTGCACCTGACGGTGCTACCCATTGCATCTTTCTCTCGTACCATTTGATGCCTTTCCATATTTGTGGATATAACTCTTGAGACTTAAATATAAGTTCTCTTAATTCTTCTGTTGTGTGTCTTAATAACAATCCACTAAACTGTGGATGACCCATATATCTTAGTGGGTCTGCTAACATAGCAAACGACTTGCCACCTCCTGCACTTCCTCCGTATAGAACTTCTCTTTCATCTGCTGCAAGAAACTCTGTCTGAGGACCTTTATTAGGTTTAAATGCTACATTGTGTTCTTGTTCAGGTACGCTTTCAATAACATCTAAACTAGGCTTAACAGGTTTTTTAAGTTCTTGCACCTGTTCTTTGGGTTTCGATGGCTTTCGTTTTCTCGATTGCTTTCGTTGCGTAGTCAGCCCAGATTTTGAGAGTTTTAGCTTTGTTCTTACGCTGTTGCTCATTTGCCAACCTTTTTCTTAAACCTACGTGTGATATCTGTCTTCCTGTTTTTGTTGTTAGCCAATTAGCAACCTCTCTATATGAATACTGTTTTATATGTTTTCGTGCTAACTCTAATGCTTCTAGTTCTAATTCTATGGGGTCTAATATTTCAGGGTCTTCTTCATTCTGTTTATACCCAAATGGAATAGTCCTAGCTATTCTAGGTATCTGTAGCCATTCTGAATCTTCTTTCATATCAGTAGGCTGTGGTAGTTTCCACTTACCTAAACTTCTAGTCATCACTGCTTTCATTCTTAGGTGGCAATAACATTACACCACCTGTACTTTCTACCTGCATTTTTTCAGTCTTTACAAGTCCTGCTCTATCTAACAGTTCTTTAGCTGCAGTCATTTTATCTCTTATACCTAATTCTGTAGGGTCATATAAACCACCAACCATTGCCATTGCAGCCTTTGGTGCATTACTTGCCATATATATTTGTGTAGCTTCTAATATCTCTTCTTTTAAAGACTGTATTATTTCTTGATTATTCGTAGTAGGAGAATATCCTGCAATAATCTTAGCATCTTTAATACTACCATTAGCATCAGTAAATAATGCATCAAGAAATCTTTGTTGTCTTTCTGTTAATTTTCTAGCCATGTTTTGTAAACTTTCTTTCTTTAGGTTTAAAAAGTTCTATTAAATTTTTAATATGTTCTTTTCTTTGCTTTTGTCTTTCTAACTCAAGCCTACTCCCTGCATCCGGGATATAAGTCTGTCTGCTCGATTTGTTACTTGTTTGTACCATCTTGAATCCTTCATCTGATAACCTGCTTCTAACCAATTACCATCATGTATAGCCTGTATCATTTTTTTAAACTTTGATAGTCTAGGTCTACCCATATTAAACATCATATTAGCTATAATCAATCTAACTTCTTCAGGTAGTTTATCCCAATCATCAAATAGTTTTTTACATTCGCCTATTGTTACGTATACGTCTTGTTCAAACGCTTCGTTGACTCGTATTTCATCAATCGGTGTGCCGATACCCATTTGGTGTTCAGGGTCTTTTTCAGTAATAAGATGTCCGATACCAAATGTAGGTAATCCAAGGTGGTCCAGATATACTTCGTATTTACATCCTTCATCTATTTTAAGTTCCTCTCTTAATCTATCAGTAAATGTTTCCATTAATGTGTCCTTTTTAATTTTTCATTTTCTTTTAATATAGTATAGTATGCTTTAGTTAATTCTTTTAAATCATCTTGTAATATAAATATAGTTTCTCTAGCAGCTAGTAATTCTCTTCTTAATGCTTCTTCAAATGTTTCTTCGTGGTTATCCCATCCATTTGCTTCAATCATAAATTTTATTTCTTTTGATACTTTTAGGTTTATTTGCTTTTTTCCATTGTTGGATACCTTTAGCTGAATGTCCTAAAATGGGTTTTTTAGTTCTTAACTTATTAACGTCACTTACTATTCTACCTTTACCTCTGCCAAAATTTTTAACAAAGTTTTGGGCTGTTTTTTTTGATAAAAATCTTACTACTTGATTTGCTATCACTCCAACTACAAATACTGGTACTGCCATTATTTTTTTCCTCCTAACGCACTAAAACCAAAATATGCTCCTACTAAGCCACACATACTTATGTATTGTGTCATAAGGATACTCTCTGCTTCTGCTAATCTGTCTGGAAAAGCTAGGGTTAATATAGTCGTGATACCCATAAGTATAATTAAAACCCATGCCATTCTCCTTTTGTTTACTTGATACCCTATTTTATCAGGTATTAAATCTGTTGAACTACACTTGCAATCTTCTTTTCCACAAGCACAAGTCATTACTTATTTAACCATCTTTAAATTTTTTTGCACTTTTGGTGTTTTTACTTGACCTCTTTTAGGTAAATTACCAGACTCTTTTTGCTTTCTTAGTTTATCTAATATGCCAAATCCCTTCTTTATAGAAGTTTTGTCTCCTGTTAAAAGACCTTTTATTATATTAAAAGGCACTTGAGCAGACGATTGATATAGTATCTTTGCTACCTTTAGTGCTTCGTCACCCCTTGTTACTCTAGGCTTAGGTTTAGGCAATGGTATATTGCTTTTTGATTTATTCATATTATTTATCCTTTTTTTCCCATTAACTGCATACCTGTCTTACCAAACCTATATCCAAAGCTACTACCTATACATATATATAAACAGGTACTAAACCAAGGTGGTGTACTTTCGTTTAGGAAGGTAAAACCCTCTGCTACATACGGCTGACTCCAAGGCAAGAAACATGCTACAAGAATGCCACCAAAAATAATTGTCCAAAATTCATCTTTCCACGAACCT